CGGGGATTGAGTTTGATCTTTTGGGTAGGCGTGTGGCGTATCACCTGTACCGAACTCATCCGAACGACGGAATGCTGGCGCCTATGTCTGGCGCATCCGGTGCGGGCAGTCTTGATCTAGTGCGAGTGGATGCGAGTGAAATCGTTCATCTGTACCGACCACTTCGACCGGGACAGATTCGCGGTGAGCCTTGGCTGGCCAGAGCGTTGGTCAAGCTCAATGAGTTGGACCAGTACGACGATGCTGAGCTGGTGCGCAAGAAGACGGCTGCCATGTTTGCGGGCTTCATCACCCGCATGGCCCCTGAGGACAACCTCATGGGCGAGGGTGATGCCGATGAAAGTGGTGTGGCCTTGGCAGGCATGGAGCCCGGAACATTGCAGATCTTGGAGCCTGGTGAGGACATCAAGTTCTCTGCACCTGCAGATGTGGGTTCGAGCTATGCCGAGTTCATGCGTCAGCAGTTCAGAGCTGTGGCCGCAGCCATGGGCATCACGTTTGAGATGCTCACGGGCGACTTGACCCAAGTGAACTACTCCTCCATCCGTGCAGGTTTGCTTGAGTTTCGGCGTCGCTGTGAGACCTTGCAGCACGGCGTGATCGTGCATCAGTTGTGTCGCCCAATCTGGCGCGCATGGATGCAGCAAGCCGTGCTCGAAGGTAAGCTCGATTTGCCCAACTACCGAACCAAAGCGCGCGAGTACCAAGCGGCCAAGTGGATCCCGCAGGGCTGGCAATGGGTGGATCCAGAGAAAGAGTTCAAGGCCATGCAATTGGCTATTCGCTCTGGCTTGATGAGCCGCTCAGAAGCTATTTCATCCTACGGCTACGACGCGGAATCCATCGATCGGGAGATCGCCGCAGACAACGCACGCGCCGATTCGCTGGGGCTGGTGCTCGACACCGACCCGCGCTTAGTCGCCCGCAATGGAGCCACAAACCAAGCAGCTCCCTCACATCCACCGGACGTGGCAGACCCACCGCTGGTGGACCAAGAAACCTAGACGCGGTTTTTTCATCTCTTAACTCAGAGGTCCTATGACAAATCTTCCGACGATGCCGTATCTGGCTTCGCGGGTTTTTGGCACGCCTTTGCTCATTCATCCCCGCAAGCTTGAGGTCATCCTCTCGGTGGTGGGGCCACGCATGGGCATGGTTGTTCCAGAAACCTCAGCGCAGCATCTTTCTCAACTCGGCGCAATGACGCCACCTGAGCGTGTGATGCGCTCAGACATCCAAGCGCCCAACATTGCTGTCATCAGCATCCTAGGGACGCTGGTGCGACGCACGGGTGCCATGGACGCCGCATCGGGCTTGACGAGCTATGCCTCTATCAGCGCGCAAATCAATGCAGCCATCAACGATTCAACTGTTGATGCGGTGCTGCTTGATATCGACTCTCCCGGCGGTGAGGCAGGTGGCGCGTTTGATCTGGCAGACGAGATCGTGAGTGCTCGAAGCACCAAGCCCATCTGGGCTGTCGCCAATGACGATGCGTTTTCTGCCGCATATGCGATTGCCTGCAGTGCCGAACGCATCTATCTGACGCGCACAGGTGGTGTGGGATCAATTGGCGTGATTGCACTGCATGTTGACCAGACGCAACGCGACGCGCTCGATGGTTACCGATACACGGCCATCTACGCAGGTGACCGCAAAAACGATCTGTCGCCGCATTTACCGCTTTCGAACGAAGCGTCTACCGCGCTTCAAACAGAGGTCGATCGGCTCTACGAAATGTTTGTCTCAACGGTCGCAACCAACCGAGGTTTGGATGCACAAGCCGTGCGAGACACGCAAGCCGGGCTCTTCTACGCGGGTGACGCCATTGAAGCTGGGTTTGCTGATGCCATTGGCACGGCAGACGACGCCTTGCGCGCGCTGGCTATGGAAGTTCAACAACGCAAATCTGCCATCGCGCGATCGTTCGGATCGGGGCGCGAGATGGAAGTCTCAATACCCGATCCAGTTTTTTCTAAGGAGAAATTGATGTCGCAAACATCGCCGCCTGCATCTACCGCTTCGACAGAAGCTGTTCCCGTCACGTCCACCGTTGTGACTTCTGAGGATGCGAATTCCCAAGAGCCTCATCAGGCCCCTCATCAAGAGGTTGAGTTACCTGCTGGCGTTGGTGAACCAACGCATGAGACCCCTGACGTGGTTCAGCCCACAGTTGCCAATGCATCTGCAGCCAGTCATGACATCCGCAAAGCCAGCGCCAATGTCCTGGCCGTGGCCGAGATGTGTCTGCTTGCTGGCAAGTCAGACATGACGTTGTCTGCACTGGAACGTGGTTTGAGTGTGGAGCAAGTTCGCAATGAGTTGCTGGCCGCCAAGGCTTCAGACAGCCCCGAGATCAGCTCTCACATCTTGCCCGAAGCCGGTACCCAAACGACGGCCAAGCCTGAGCAAAGCCCTGTTGTGCTTGCAGCACAACAACGCGCTCAATTGCTTTCACAAAGGCTCGCAGCCAATCGTCCTTCTTACAAATCCAACTAGGAGTTTTAAATGTCAGTTCTCGTCAATGAGTTGACCTTGGGCGATTTGCTCAAGTATGAGGAAGAGTCCCTCTATTCCCGTGACCAAGTCACAGTCGCTGCAGGCCAGAACTTGCGCATCGGTACGGTCCTTGGCCGTGTGGATGCCAATGGCAAGGTCAAAGCGCTTGATCCTGCTGCCACCGATGGCACCCAAATCGCCACGGCTGTTTTATTGCAGTCCGTGGATGCCACCACAGGCGACAAGTCCAGCGGCATCGCAGTGACCCGACAGTCCATCGTCGCGCACCACGCACTCGTGTGGCCCGCAGCCATCACCGCCGAAGAAAAAGCGACTGCCACAGCGCAGCTCGAAGCCGTCGGCATTCTCGTTCGTCATGGAGTCTAAGCAATGAACAATCCTTTCCAGTCCCCCGCGTTCTCAATGACCGCATTGACCGCCGCGATCAACATCTTGCCCAATCAGTTCGGCAAGATTGAACAGATCAACCTCATGCCTGCCAAGCCTGTGCGTTTTCGCCAGATTGCCATTGAAGAGCGTGATGGCGTGTTGAACCTCTTGCCCACATTGCCTGTGGGTGCCCCCGGTACCGTTGGCCAGCGCAGTCGTCGCAAGCTGCGCTCGTTCATGATTCCTCACATCCCACACGACGATGTGGTGTTGCCTGAGGAGATTCAAGGTCTGCGCGCTTTTGGTTCTGAGACAGACACCGAGACCGTGGCCAATGTGATGACCGATCACTTGCAGTCCATGCGCAACAAGCACGCGATCACTTTGGAGCACTTGCGTATGGGTGCTTTGAAGGGCGTGATCTTGGATGCGGATGGGTCCTTGCTGTACGACCTTTTTGAAGAGTTCCAGATCACGCCTGCCGTGTTTAACTTTGAGCTCAACAAGAAGGACACGGACGTTAAGAAGAAGTGTTTGGACTTGAAGCGCTACTTTGAGCTCAACCTCAAAGGCGAGTACATGACCAATGTGCGTGTGCTGGTGTCCTCAGACTTCTTTGATGCACTGACCAGCCATCCTAACGTCATCCGTGCTTATCAGCTCACCCAAGAAAGTGCCATGCTACGCACGGACCAACGCTCTGGTTTCACCTTTGCAGGTGTGACCTTTGAAGAGTACTTGGGCCAAGCGACCGACATGTCGGGTAATCTGCGCCGCTTCATTGAACCCGGCGAGGGTCAGGCGTTCCCTGAGGGCACGCTCGATACCTTTGCCACGTACTTCGCGCCCGCCGACTTCAATGAGACGGTCAATACATTGGGCCAGCCGCTGTATGCCAAGCAAGAGCCGCGTGACTTCGGTCGCGGTACAGACTTGCATACGCAGAGCAACCCGTTGCCCATGTGCCATCGTCCGAGCTTGTTGGTCAAAGTCTTAGCCAGCTGAGGGGGTAGTTGATGAGTCGAGATCCTTTCGTTCAGCTCATCTCTCGGTTGTTTCTGCGCTTGGGGGCTCCCGCTGTGTACATCACACAAGCGGGGGTCTCGCTCGATGTGCGGGTGATTGCTAAAGCGCCCGATGCGGTTCAAAACTTCGGTCAAACACAT